CCACTGCGGCTTCGTAGTCGGATTTGTATTTTTCTGAAGCGGCCTTGATCCCTTCAACATCAAGCTTCTTGAAATCTTCAATCTGCTTGTTTGCATTCGTAATCTGTTCTTTAGTCAAAGTAAGCTCAGCCTCTTTGGCGGTAAACTTGTCTTTATCGACATAGCCTCCGTCTTTGAGATTGGCAATCTTGATCTTGTCAGCTGCTGCCTCGACCAATGCCTTTAACTCTTCAAATGTCAGTGCTTTGTCTCCGAATAGTGCTTTTAAAAATTCCATTTTCATTAACTCCTTCATGATTTAATTTAAGCGACTGTTCACTCAGTCATCTTAGGGTCCTTGATTTAAACCTCTCAAGGTAGAGATGTAGAAAGTTTAATCGACTTATCCAGGTCAAGATTTACTATGTTGCTTTTCTGTTTGCCCATACGCCTTTTTGAGCGATGGATCTACCGTAGTTATACGTCTGATGTCTAATGTTCTGCTCTCTGAGGCCTCCAACATTGCTGAAGTCTCTGTATAAGTCTTTCTGCCTTCGAAGTCTTACCGCTGCAATCTGGAAATCTCTGTCCATTCCTGCAGCCTGTAGTCCGACCATTGTTCTTTTGGTTTTTCTCATGGATCGTTCAAGTTGTCTCTGTCTTTGCGATGCGTCATATGCGTTATATGTCTTACCATCGTATTCAAATGGCTCTACATCGATTTTCGCAAGCTTTTCTTTAGTCCAGTTGGGCTTTGATATACCAGGGAAGAAGGGATACCAGTTATGCCTGCAGTTTGCTCCCATGAATCCGGCTACATCACCATGGCCGATATCAGATAGTGTTAAATAACCGATCTGACCGGACCTTGATACTAATTGACCTTGCCAGTTTGCATGGGTAGGTCTTGCAGCAGGATGCGCTGTGATTTCCATGATGTCCTGTCCCATATCATCCGCGTTTTTCTCTGACATTATTCCTGTTATCTGATTGACTCCTGTCAGAGTGCACATTCTCGACACATGCTCTATGCCGTAGCTTCTTCCGGATGCGTATTCGATTGTTCTTATGCCTTCGTTTCCCATCGCTCGTACAGCCTGTCTGATGGCATCATCGTAAGAGTAGGCTCCAGAAGATACCTGGACTACTGAGCGATTAAGGACATCGTGGTAAAACGAATCGACCACCTTGAAACGCCCTGAATCAATGAACCCGAAAGTTCCTGATAGATTGTCAAGATAGTCGAGAGTCTGTTTTTTATAAGCTTCGATGATCTGTATCATTGCTATGTTTTCAGCCAGGGGAGGTAATGCCTTACCGCCCAGCTTATAAAAGTCTATGTCATTCTGATACGACAGCTCTGCGCTTTCTAGCAGGATTCTGTCTACATCAGAAACGGCAATATCTAAAGTTTCAGCGACTCGTTTCTTCATCTCTTCCAGGTTGTAGCCCATTTCGGTCATTAGTCTGAACTGATAGTCTGCAGTTTCTGTAAGATATTCACCTTTAGCAATTCTTCTTGAGATGTCTGCGATGATGTCGTCTTCCATTTGCTCGAATATGATCAGGAGGTTCTGTGGTAGGTCCTGGAGATAGTCAGGTGTCAACATGCACTCTCATCTCCTTTACTCCATCTTGTCGTCTGGTGGATCGGCAGGCTCTACAGCCCCCATCATCTCTTTGATCTGTTCATCGGTAGCGCCATATCTCTTTTTAAGATAAAACTCTGGTGTGATGATGCTTGCACCGACTTCGGCCATCATGATCGCCTGCTCTGATTTAGAATCAACGATGAGACTGTCATCCCATTCGAAGCTGACTTCATAGTTTTCAGGTATGGCCACTTCTTTGATTCCTGCAACTCCATTTGCTTTTTCAATGGACTTCCATGCCATCATTGCAAAGACAAGCTGTTCAAGCGCAGTCTGAAGACTCTTTTGTATGTCTGCGACAGTGGAATAGGATCTCTGCTTTGAAGACTTGATCTCTTCTGCAGTCTTTTCTACTTCCTGGACATCGGATATTGTTCCGTAGGCCAGGCCACATTGAAACTCAATGCGCTGCAGAATCTTGTTTAATCCCTTCCAGAGGCTTTCATCTCTCAGGTTTGGATTGAATACCTCGTAGAACGGCTTACCGTCGTGGATGTCAGTATCAAAGCGTCTGAATAGCCTGTCGCTTGTTTCAGGTAGTGAAGTATCTCCACTTTTAAACATGTCAAGTCCTGCTTCTATGGCCATTTCACCAGCTTCATATTCCCATAATGTCCTGGAATACTGCCTGTCTGCTTCTTTCATCAGATCCACCGCATCAGCGAATATTGATACACCTAAAGGACTTGATGTATCAATCGTATTTGCTTTAGGCATCTTAAAGTAAGCAAATAGGGGATAAGCCGCTTCTTTGAATCGGATCGTAGCTTCTTCAGCCAGTTCCTTCCATTCTTCGACTGCAGCCAAAGGTACTTCAGCTCCTAGCTTTTCCTCTTCTTTCTTTGCTACGTATGCCTTGTTCGTGATGTTGTAGATATTATCTTTCAGGTTGTGCAGCTCTAATCTAGTAAAGACCTTATCGCCGATGAACTTTCGTTCTGTGAAAATACATCCAGTGATATCACCAGTAGAAGAGAAGGCAATAGGGAAGAACTGATCCGCCTGAGCGAAATCCACTACGATATGATTACCGTCGATGTAAGGTTTAAACATCATGCCACCTTTAGCAGCTGCATAAGTCACCTGGACTTTAAGCTTGTCTATAACCTGTAGCTGGTAATCTTCATTGATGTCGTCAAACAATCCTACAGATGCCTTTAAATCGGCCTCAGAACCGTTTGATTTAGCAGTGGTAATCTGGCTCGACATTTCTATCGTTGTAAGCCTTGCGAGCTCTGAGGCAATAGAGGCACCTAAGTTAAGGCTCTTTACCTTTTCGAAGTCTACCCAGGGGGCTTTATTGGTGTATATCTGATGCCACAGATCAATAGCCTGCGACATCTCATCTGAGACCGGGATATCAATCTGGAGCGCTTCGCTCATATTCGCTTTTGGAAACATCTTACTGATCACCTGCCTTAATAGTTCTAAAAGTTTTTGAAACATGCTTCACCTCCTACAATGCCTCTGCTTCTTTCCAGGCTTTGTATATCTTAGGTCCCTGGATTGCTATCCAATCAACCGTCTCTTCATTAGTCGCCCATGAATCAACCTCATTTGAGTTAATAGCTAACCCGGATTCATATAAAAAAGCATGAACTATTTCATGCCGTTTTACTTTCTTTGCGTACTCATTCAAATCTTTCAGTGAATACTGATCCTTTACTAATCTTCGGATTACTATTGTTTTAATCGAACTGTCACAATAACCGTCAGAACCTTCTAAAGTACTGTCATTTCCTTCGAACTCGTATTTTATTTTCCATTTAGATCCTAAAATATTAACCTTCATCCTTACACCTCTATGCAATCAAGCGCTTCATATCGCGCTCGAATGTGTATTCCATGGCATCTAAAGTATCTATGTCACTGGAGCCGTCATCCAGTCTTTTGTCTGACTGCTTGCTCTCATCCCATACTGCGTGTTCCAGGGCTTCTTTAACTGGCATAGCTAATTCGGTATACCAAAATCTGTTACGTCCGTGCAGACGTGTGGCGCAGCGTATACGGTCATTGACCTCAGCCTTACGCGCATCTCTAACTGAAATGTATCCGAGTTGTGCCTTTTCCAGGGCTTTCATAACACCCCGGATAAGGACTTTTTCTGCTGAGTCGCAATAGACATAATCGACATGACCAAAGGTTTCTATGACACGATTGACAAAATCAACTACCTGCTTTTCAAGTGTCAAAGGATCCTCTGGTTCTTTTCGCTCCGCCATGAGGGCTGTATATTCTGAGTAATTGACCGGGATGCCTCCAGCTACGAAAGCATGCTTTGATTTATTGCCACCGAAATCGATACCCACGTTAATGTATCTGTAACGCCTTTTAACAGCATCTTCGACACTGATAAGGTATTGATCAGGCTTACCAGCAAACTGCTTGTATATAGCACCCTCAGCTCTTGTCCATTGCCCCAGGATAAATCTGTTGTAGTAGACCGTTCCTGCATACTCTTTACACAAGTTCTTTACAAACTCTGGATCCAGGAAGGGGTTATCAAAGATTGTGTAATGCTGATGATAAATATCAGCGCCTGAGTCAAGGAACTTTTTAAACCAGTGCCCTGGCTCTGCAGGGTTACACGTTCCATCGAAGCAGCTGTTCCAGGTAGAGAGACGAGATTTAAGCATTGTGAAGACGTCTTCTGCCCAGGTGGTGATCTCATCACCGTAGCAGTACTCAATGGCGGCACCCTGTATTCTGGCTACCTGGTTCTTTTTGTCAGCACCCAGGGCGTATACTTTCTTTCCAAAGAGTCTGACAGTGTTATTAGATCCTATCGTTCCTACGAGTCCAGGACCGTAGATCTCTCTCATGGGATCCAGGATGTTTCTTTCCAGGGTTCCTTTGGTGTTTCCAAGTAAAACAATAAGACCCAAGCCTTTTGTGGCTCGGATCTTCTTCGCTATTCTGAAATAATCTAAATAAGTCTTTCCTGATCTTGTCGCACCGGATTTGATGTTCCAGCGCTGATTGGCGTTTATCCAGAAGTCTTTCTGCTTATCGCTTAGCTTCATCAGTCATCGCCTCCAGCATCTTATCAAGCTTAGACAGCTCTTCTTCATTGCCCCGCTTGTTATCGATGTCTACCTTCAGCAGCTCTATACGTAGACGCTGCTCTTCTGTGGCCATAGGTAATCTGTTGAGCATGTCCTCATACCTATTGATTGACGAGGTCAATGCGGATAAGGCTGTGGACTGTGCTTTCATGAAGTTCGCATGTTTATCCCATGCCTGCTGCACTTCCCACTTCTCACCCCACACATTGCCGTTCTTCTCTTCTATTCGCGTAGTGGTGGAGTCCTGCTGGTCTTTAACATACATAAGGCTCTGCGCTCTTATAAACGCCGTGTACTGCATCTTGATCGTGTGCCATAGAAGATCCAAAGGACTGGCGTTTTCTATAGAGTTAAAGATCTCCAGGGTTTCACCTGGGAGATACTTTGAGAGAAAGCCATACTTCTCAGCTTTTTTGTTTCCGACGGGCCCGCCCTTTCCGTTTTTGTTACCCATAGGCGCGCCTCGTTTCGTTGCAACGCTTTTCTTTTCCGTTGCAACGGTCGAATCCCACTTCTGTCGATTCTTCCAACTGCGTATTGTTCCTTCGGGGATATCAAGTAACTTCGATATCTCGATGAGTTTATGTCCTTCCAGGTATAGGCTCTTGGCCTTTTCAACTTTTTCATCAGGCTGCTTGGCCAAAGCTTTCACCTCGCTATTGTCGGTTTTATATTTTGTATCAACTGTCAGCACTTTTATCCTCACATGGATCTATGACAACAAACTGAATATCCTCGCCGTCAAAGTACCAGGGGCCGATAAATATATCTATCCTGAGATCAATCTTGTCTGATGGATCCATTGGGTCCTCTCTTGTACTTTGCATGTTTCATGCACTCCTCAAGATCATCAAAAGCACCGATGACAATTATATCTCTGTGCTTTCCAAACATGGGGCACGTAAGATAGTTTTTGTTCCTGTTTACAAACTCTTGATGTATCGCAAATTCCGTCCCGCAGGCTCTGCACTTATAAACTATATAATTTCTCATCGGTTCTTCACCCCTTTGTTCGGGTTAAAATAATAATCTTTGTCTTTATGATTCTCGAGTCTCTGTATGTACCTCTTGTCCGTTGTAAGCCGTCTACAGCTCTCCCGGAAATAAGCCTGCTTAGGTATCACTTTCTTCTCCACCCACCGTATCACGCTCTCACAGTCCGCAAGGGTGCGCATGTGGATGTGATTGCCGTATTCGCCTTTGGTGTTTCTTACTGTGAAACCTTTAAATCCTGGCACCGTGAATATTGTATAGTGCTTGATTCTTTTGATTGTGGCCATAAAATCACGCCTTTTAAGCATAATAAAAGAGACATCTGCCGCAAGTGGGAAGACGTCTCTCCGAAAGGAGGTAAAATGATTCTCTTGTCTAGTAAGCCTAAGCAATCAGCGGAGGTACACTCTTGCTTATATTTATCATATCACGTCTTTGTCGGAACAATCGGACATTTGAAAATAATTATCAAGATATCTGTTGTGCCTCTTGCGGGGTGTCGATTCTCCTCCCATTTTCATGTCTATGGCGATCTGGTGGAATTGTTTTTTATCCAGGTACCTCATCCGGAAGATTGTTCTTGTGCAGCTGTCTGGTATGCTTTCTATGAATTCCTCTATTCCTAGTCTCAGTGTGGAAGCCCTGTCTACTGCCTCCGAAAGTTTTTTGATATACTTCTGGACTTTCTTGTCATACTCCGCCCAGTCTATCCCATGAATGGTTATGGTCCGGTTTAACGGGTTATTTTCTGTGGATCCATAGACGGTATCAGCTACTAAAAAAGCTTTGTGGTCCTTCTCTACCTGCTTTGCCTTATTCTTCAGATATTCGATTTCTTTCAGCAGGGAAGGGTACTGCTCTAATTCCTGTCTGGTCATAAGTGACCCCCTTTACTTGACGCCTACTTTTCTCTGCAGGGCCAGTCTGTCTTCATCCGAAAAGTATTTTCCGTCGGCGGGCTTATCATAGATTTTAGCGGGGATCACCTGGACACTCTTATCAATTTTCTTTTCAGGTTCCTTCTTTTCCGCTTCGATTTCTGCCTCAGCCGCTTTTTTAACTCTGGTGTAGTAATAGTTGTTTGCTGTGCTTTGGGTCATCCCAAGCTCATGCACCATCTTAAGTTGGATTACCCTGCCCGGTGTATGCTCTCTGTACATTTTGATGTATGGGGTGAAGTCTTTCGTCTCAATCGGTACTTTTTCAGGCTCTTTTTGTACTTCTTCCACCTTTTCCGGTACCACCTCTGCTACTGGGGGTTCAATGTAATCCGGACATTCCTCAGCCTGGTCTACAGGCTTCTGGAACACGACGTTCTCTCCATACTTGGCAATAGCGCTTTCAACATCAGAGATAAAGTCTATTGGTTTTATCGACTCCACTCTAGGGTATATAGTCGCAAGTGGGAGATTCAGTGCAGTCTCTCTAAACTCTTTGTATTCCTCTTCCGTCATCATCCAGTCGGTGCCGTACATCGTCACTTTGTACATCAATTCTACTTTTATCATTTCTTTTTCTCCTCGTTTTCTTTTCTTTCGGAATCGTTTGAAAGATGCATTAATATCCAATACCATGCTTCTTTAGCTTCTTTGGGATTAGCTTCAAAAAAGAACTGCTTCAACATGTTCCTGAATAGCCATCCTATGTGTTTCCAGTCATTCTTGTCGTATTTCCATATTCTTTTAATCATTATTTCTCCTCCTCAATCTTCTTTATCAGATCCGCGTATTCTTGAAGTCTTTCGCCCCATACACAATATATCGTCACGATGATCGCTTCATGGTTTGCCCCGGTATCATCAGACCTCACATAAAATTCAGTGGCCAGTGACCGCCTTTTCTTTTCGATTTTCAGAAACTTCTTCATGAACTTCA